AAACAAATATGTTTTGGCAGTAAAGTTTAAGGTATATATAACGGCCCTACGAGTCGTAAAATCACCTGAATAGCTATCTTCATATGATAAACTATTTAAAATTATAGGTATATCTCTTTTAATATTTAAAGCGGGTACAACATTTACAGTTACGGTATAATCAGGTTGAAAGAAAGGAAGTATTTGTTCTACTATTTGTAAACCATTTTCAGCTGTAGCTGTAAAGGCATATAAATTTAAACTTATATTATAAGGTACAGGCACATAATTAAAATTAAGAACTTTACCATCTTCACCTGTTTTAACTTGTTTAAATTTTTGAACTCTTGTTAATTTTCTTGTAGCATCATATGCTAAACCTGAAATTTCAAATCCTAATCTAGGTAATGTAATCGCAAAACTACGATCATCTAAATCTGGTTTCTGGTCAAGTCTAACTAAAAACTTTTCTTTTGGTGCATAGGCTAAAGGCACTTTTAATCTTTTTGTTACGGCACCTGTACTTGAAGTTGATTGAATAACAATGTTATTAAATAATTGACCAAATGCAATTATTATCTTTCTCATTCCTTCGTTGTAAAAAAAATTACCAAACATTAATCAATTTCTCCAAAAGGGTTTCTTTCTGTAAAGTCTAATATATCATCAGTTATAGATTGCGTATCAAAACCAGCTGCTGTATCTAAGTCTAAATTTTCAGCATAAGTGGATTGAGTGGCCACTGTTGTTGTAGTTGTTGAAGCTTCTTCATTTAATAAAAAGTTAGCTTCACCAGATGGTTGATCTTCTTCTAACTGTAAAGAACCAGTTTCATTCTCTAAAGTAAATTTGTTGATTAAAAGATTTAAAGAGTATTGAGTTTCTTTATCATCAATTTCTACAATACCTGTATTCAATTCTTCTGAACTGTATTCCCAACGTGTTACTCTTAATTTATAAACTGGTAGATTGCCTAATTGAAAAAATGGTTCTTGATCTTCTACAAACTGTATTTCAAAAAAACTATTCATTAAAGGAAAATATAAAATATCTCCTTCATTAGGTCTTCCTGTTGCGATTAAATCTGTACGTGAACTTACAAATTCTTCAAATCTTCTTTTAGACACCATGAACGTAGTATCTTCACGTATCTCTAATCCAAATTTATTAATTAATTCTTGTTGACCTAAAAATCCTTCTGTAGTTTCAAAATACATTTCTACAGCTAAAGCATTTTTAAATTTACTTGAAGTATCTTCACCTAAAACTAAATCTCTATTCACCAAAACTCTAGGTATGTAATAAATTAAATTGCCGTAAATTTTTAAACCTTCAATAATTAAATCTTCAAAGAGTCTTTGTTCTGAACGGTTGCCTATACCGTCTCCTGATTGAAAATATGGATTCATTATAACCATATATTACCCCACCAAAAATGCTGGTGCTAATTCAAAACTATCTCGTATTTCTTTTTCTAATTTTTCAACATCTGTAATTGCATCAGTATAAATTCTTTCACCATTTAACTTAACACCGCCAAGCATTGTAACTCCGTCAAATTTACTTAGATTAGCTCCCCATTGTTTTTTAAATAATGCTGTAACGTATCTTTTTAACCATTGGTCATTAAATACGTCTGTGTATGTTGTTGGATCTAATTTACGATAACAATCTATAATTAAAAATTCTCCAACTTCTAAATCGTTTACCCAATCCATATCAATATACAATCTATTGTCATGTTGTTGAAATCGTATAGGTTTTATACCTACTAATATTTGATCTAAGAAATCTAAATGTCTTAACACCATATCATAATTAATAATAGATGTTGAAGCAAAATCATAAAGGTCATTTAAACGTAATTGGTATCTTACATCAAACATATTCATACTAGCTTTATCTGAAAATGGAAATATATTAGTTACACCAATAACTGTTTCAGGAACTACTAAAAAATTGTTTCCTTCATACCAAGTAGATGAAACGGAATTTTTAGTGGCCGTTTCTGTTGAACCTAAAGAAGCTTGTAATCTGGCTTTATCTTGTGATGTAACTTGATATTTTAGATATGTTCGTCTAATACCATCATAGTGATATTGAGCATAAAATTGTAAAGCTTCATCTAAACGATCTTCTAATTGGTCATTATCCACGTTAATTTCTATAACTGGTTTACCTAATGATCGTAAAGCGTATTGTTTTAATGTTTCTCTTGTTGCTGGAGTAGCC